GGCTTGTTAACCAGTGGCACGATACGAATAGCAGGGTAGTCGTTTGGGTTGATATCTGGCTCGATACCAATACCAACGCTTTGAATGCCTATCATTCCTGTTAAATCAGTTTTAATTGCCTGTAGTATTTCAATCATATTAACCCCGTCCGAATGAGATAGATTTACGTGATGATGCGCTAGGTTGCACCGTGGCAGCGGTTAGCAGTGCGTTCTTAAATTGCTTAGAAACTGCATCATATTCTTTGCGATAATGGGTTAGCTTTTGCGCATAAATGTCGTCGTTTGCAGTGCTTAATTCTAAAGCCATAATCTGGTAACAGCGATAAATCACCAGTTGCTGATAAAGATAGGCAGTTGCCACTGTATTGGTAAATCCTAAGCTGTTCACGTCAGCAATTGCACGGGATTCGTAGTCATCGTTTATGCGCTTTGCTAAGGTTGCATCAAAATAAGTATAAATCATAAGTCATTAATTGCCTGTTTTAAGAATTGTTCGAATAGTTTGGGTGCATCAACTTCTAACGCGGTTTTAAGCCAAGGATGACCGACATAGCCAGGGTGGTTAATGTCTCTAAAAATAGCCCTTGCACCTGGTGCTTTCTTTTTCATCCATGCCAATATTATGGCGCGTTCTTGCGGTGATTTATTTCCCCACGCCATATAAACCATTCCGTTTTTCCCTACAAACTTTAACGCCTTCTTATCTTTAGGCTTGATAACATGTGGTTTTGTACCCCAGTGCACAAACTTTGCATATGGTGCTATGCGCTCATCGTGTCCAATTTCAAAACCGCCTTGTATTGGTTTTTTATAAAGCGAACGACGCAATATGCCTGTTTTCGTGTGCTTATCGACTTGCCTATCAATCGATTCTTCCAATGCGTCCGCTGTTTTTGCCATAACTGAATATTGTGCCGCATGGTTTAGCCTTGCGAAGGCTTCTTTAATGCGCTCTACACCCGTTAGATTAGCGGTAATCATAAAATCGGTGCTACAAAGGCTTGATTATCGATAGCAGCTATAATCTTATCGATCTCCTCAATATCGCTACCGACTAAATCAGCGCGAATAATATGCTTTAACTTCTCTCGCAAATATTCAGCAGGTGCGCCTAAAGTTTGCATGGCTTGCGCGGTGGCAATATCGCCATCAATATCGGTTAGGTTAAAATCGTTAGCATAACTGATAGTAAAATCTGGAGTGATTCCTAGCCATTTACAAGACAAGTCTAGCAGTTGGCGTTCTGCATCCTCCAAACGACGTGCAAAACGACTGAGCGCACTATTTAAGTCCTGAAAACGATACTTGCGAGATAGTCCGCTTTCTGTACCATTATTGCTTTCACTAACCGTGTAGCCGATTCGGTCAATATCCGCTGCAAGGCGTTGGATATGTTTTTCGATGGTATCGGCTGGGCTTGCATCGGGAGCAATAAAGGCGGGGCGTTCGGCTTGATAGGTAAGCATATTGCTTGTGCCTAAACTCTCAACAGCAGCAGCGGTATCAGCATCGATAGCGTCCCGATCCATCGATGTATCAGCAAGCGGAAGCTGATAGGTCAAGATACTAAACGTCTGATTGCGCAAGATGTCGTTTTTCTCAGACTCTTTATTCATAATCGCGGTAGATAATTCGGCAATCTGATAAAACTCGCCAACACAAGGAAAATCGCCATGCTCGGTAATCGCTACAACGGGGCAAATGCCTAGGTTATGTTCGCCACTAGCAATAATCTGTTGACCGTTAACAACATGCCAGCCCTTGTCTGTATAAGTGCGGGTTACTTGCTGTTGCTTATCACCGACAACCTCCATTGTGCGAAAGCTAATGCTGCTTAATCGCTTGTTGACGTTTAGCGCATAATCAACAATAGACTCGGGTTGCATAGCAATAAAATAGGGCGTTTTTCGCCCTTGTGTTGGGTCGGCTTGCATATCGACAATAACAATCATTGTGCCACGCGCTTTCACCTCTAGCGCAAGGCTAGTCATAAAGACGCTAATGCTATTCCCTTTTAAGTCCACATCATCCAGTATTTCTATTAACAGTGGGTGCGATACCTCACGTAGCACGGGTTTAATCGACAAATAACCTGCAAATCGGCTGCATTTTTCACGCATAAAATTACGATAAAAAGCTAGCTGGCAACGTTGCTGATAGCGTTCGATTGTTTCGCGTGGGAATCGAACCAAACAAGATTTATCTAAAAATTTGCCTGTCCCATTTAACGCCTGTCCCGAAATAGTCCATTGATAGGTTTGTGCTGGAATCATTTTGACCATCCTAGTTTTATTGTTTTTGTACTTTATGGTTATTTTGTCAAATACTTTGACAAGCCATTTTATAACGCCCGTTTATATTGCACGCATAACCGCACGGGAGGTGCATAGTAATGAACTGGGAAGAATTTCAATCCTTATCTGATGAACAAAAGCAAAGTGAGTTTGCTAAGTTGAACGATAAATTAAGTACAGCAACCAACGAAAGTATTACAGGGCGTAAAACCCTTAAAGCTGAATTGGAATCCGCTAAATCAACAGTCCGCACCATGCTGGATAAGTTGGGTTTAGACGATGTGGCAGAGCTTGACGGTTTGCCAGATGCAAGAGGCATGGCAGAGGCTCAAAAGCAAGTCGAAGCACAAGTGAAACGCTTAACGCGAGAATTATCTGAAGCGCAAAAAGCAGCAGCAGATAAAGACGGGGCATTGAAAGGCTTACGTACCGATTTAGCGTTAAAAGAAGCAATCGGCAAGCACCAGTTCATTGATGATGACCTTGTAAAAATGCTGGTTAATTCACGCATTGAACACGAAGGCGACACGGTATTTTATAAAGGCGATGATGGCGCGATGTTGTCTTTGCCCGATGCGCTGGCAGGGATTGCCAAAGCAAAACCCCACTTATTAAAAGCACCTGCTAATGGTGGAAGTGGCTTTACTGGCAATCAGGGTGGACAGGGTGCAGGGCTTAATGTCAGCGCTGAACAATTGTCCGCAATGACCGATACTCAATATTCAGAATTTTCGGCAAACCTTGCTTTAGGCAAGGCGACGCTTGCAACTTAAAAGGAATTAAATCATGTTTACTCCAGCATTTACGCAATTATTCATTCGTGAGTTTTTACAGGCTATTTACAAAAAAGCGGTTATTGCTAATTTGGCAAACCGTCAATATCAGGGGCAGGCACAGTTAAACGGCACGGTTAACGTCTTGACGTTATCAAGTTCAATCACGGTATCGGATTACGACTTAAAAAGCGATTTAACCTTTGAGGATGTTGCTACGGCATATAGCTCAATGGCAATTAATCAGGCTAAAGCGTTTGGGTTTCAGGTTGATAAAAAGACACTGGCTCAAATCACGCCACAAGTGGTTATGCAGTACGCGCAACAAGCAGCCAATAAAATGGCGCTAGCACTCGACGTAAATTTGTACGCCCACCAAGCAGACGTATTAGCAGGCAACGTGATGGGTACAAGCGTCGCACCCGTTGCACTAACTAAAGATAACGTTGTTGATACCTTCTTAAAATTAGAAGAAAAAATGGATATTAACGGTGTTGACGATGCAAACCGTTGGTTGGTTGTCTCTAATGAAATCGGCACGATGTTAAAAATTGCAGGCTTTAATAAAACCATGTTTGTTGGTGGTGCTGGCACAAGCGCAATGGCGACGGGTGAAGTGATGAAAGTAGGCGGCTTTACCGTTTACGAATCGAACACTATCCGCCCTGTTGCAGGCGTTCACAGCTTATTAGCGGGTGACGCTGAGTTTATTAACTTAGCCATGACAGTTGATGAAGTGCAAACATTCCAGCCAGAGAAGAACTTTAACACCGCATTAAAAGGCTTAATGGTGTTTGGCTCTAAGGTGTTCCAGCCAGAACGTGGCGGCTTGATTTTAGCGTCGGTAGCTTGATCATGGTTAAGGTAATAAACAAGGCAACTGGTTTGGTTATCGTTATGACTGTTGAGGGTGCTAAGGCACTCTCGCACCGTGGTAATGAGTTTGAGTTTGAACCTGTAGAAGCAGAACCTGTAGAAGCAGAAAAACCTAAGCGCGGTGCTAAAAATGGCTAAACAACCACCACAACCAAAAGAGTTATCGCTACCAAGTGCGGGCGGCTCTTACCTACGCGACCCCATTACGGGCGCACTCACCAAAATCGAAGACGATGTACCCGATGCAACGCTTCCCACAGAACAACCACAAGAGGAGTTAAGCAATGGCTGAGTATTTACGGTCACAATCCCAGCTTATTCTATTTAAGCCAGAAGTAACGTATGGTGTCGACCCGACACCAACTGGCGCTAATGCGATGATGGTTAGCAATATCAGTATCACCCCGATTATTGATAAAGCTATTCGTAGCACAATCACTGGCTGGCTAGGTGCTGATGGTGCAATTACCGTCGGGCAGCATGTAGAAGTAACCTTTGATATGGAACTATCAACCAGTGGAACGGCTGGTACTGCTCCTGCTTATGACGCGCTATTATTAGCGGCAGGTCATGCTAAGGTAGTGACAGCGAGCACGTCAGTGGTTTATTCGCCTGTTGATTCAGCATACGGTTCGGCGACTATCTATTGGCGAAACGGCATTGTTCAACATGCACTAACGGGATGCCGTGGCAGTGTCGAGTTTAGCTTAGACTCTGCCAAAGTGCCCATGGCTAAGTTTAAGTTTATCGGCTTGTGGAACGACCCATTAACAGGACAAGCAGCACCAACTGGCGTGAGTTTTGCAGCCTTTACCTCGCCACTAGGTGTCAACAAAGCAACGAGCACCTTCAGTTATTATGGTGCAGCAGTCGAGATGAGTACGCTCAGTATTAATCCTGGCATTAAGGTCGAGTACATTCCTTTAATTGGAGCTGAATCAGTCGAGATTATTAGCCGCGACGGTAACGTCAAAACTAAATTCCGTACCAACGATGCCCAATACACCACCATGATTGCCAATGCCAAAAATAATACCCTTGGTGCTGTCGCTTTCAACTTGGGAACGGTTGCAGGGTCAAAGGTTGGCTTTAGCGTGCCCAATATTCAAATCAAGGCATCGCCAAGCCTAAGTTGGGATAAAGAACTCGCTTATTTTGATATTGATGCGTCAATTGTCCCAACGGCTAAAAATAACGACTATACCATCACTTACACCTAAGGAATTTTAATTATGGCAATGAAAATTAACCAAAACCGCACATTCAAAGCACCTGTAACCGTCAACTATTACGACAATGCTGGCAATTTAGTGTCTGGAGGTTTTACCGCAACCTTTAAGACATTAAAAATGTCCGAC